CGGTACGGGAGTTTGAGTACAGCGGCGGCGAAAGACTTGATGTCGATAGCCTGGAAGCCAAACGGGAAGCGATGCGCGAAGCGGTGACAGTACCAGTAGACCCAAGTGAAGTCGAAGCCAGACGGGTAGCAGACAGCGGTTGGCTTGCCGCGCGAGACGGCCCACTTATTGAAATCGGCGATGGCGTCGAATGGACGAGTTAGGCAGATGCGTGTTTTCTCATAGGCGCGGCGCAACTCGGGAGTCGAGTGCCACCACTTCATAGTTGCGGTGTCCTCAATGGCGTCCGGCAAGGTTTCAAGATTGCGCTGCCAAGATTCGAGTAGCACGCCATTATCGTCGAACATCGCCGCGCCCAATTGGAGCATAGAGTTCTCGCCTGGGCAGGGGCCGTCGGCTTCAATGTCGAGACTAATGTAAATGCTCACTTGGCACCCTCCAGTATCGCGATGATCGGGGCGAGAGAGTCCGCACACTCGTCTATTGCCCATTCGCGATGCGATTTATATTCAGGCTCGTTGGCTCGATCACGCCACTTCTGCTGTTCCGCCACCAGTTGCCCGAGCGCGGACGCGAGCGCAGCGGCCAGCTTCGCGTGGGAAGGGTCCGAACAGTGGGTGCTCATAGGAATATCTCTGAACCACGACGCTCCGATACTTCGTTGAACTTCTCTCGAATTGGTCCCGAGAGACGGACCCCTAAGCGAGCAGCCAGCAAGTCCAAGTAGATAATCACGTCCGCGATCTCGTCCATGACGGCTTTCATCGGAATGTCCTCGCCGCGTTTTCGTTTCTTCAGCAGATTGCACAGTTCGCCCATCTCGCCAGCGGCGGCACATCCCCATTCCATTTCGCTCCAATCTTCTAGTGAGTGTTTGAAGTCGCGCTCACAACGCAGCTTGTTTGCTTTCCGCAATTCGAGTAGGTCTAAGCTCATTTTCGGTCTCCTTCCAACTCTCGGGCGATGGCGTCCTGCACGGCTGTATCAACGAGCGATTCCAAGTAGTTCCAATCCAGAACATCGCCTTCGTTGAGCGATTCCTCGTAATCTGAGACGGCTTTTTGCACCGCGAGTGAAATCGAATCAATCTGGTCCCCCGTCAGCTTCTCGCCCGCCAGCCGCTCGCGTTCCTGGGGGATGGCGGGTGGAGCGAGGGCACGAACTGCGTCCAATAAATTGCCTTGTCCTTCGTGGCGCTGAAACCACGCGATGATCGTCTCGCAAGCCGCCTCAATCGCCTCCGCATAGGCTTGCTGGCGGATGTCCTTTGCCACTTCATTGTGCTCAAACTCCTCTTGCACAATGTTATAGTGCCCGTGCAAACCTTCCTCATTGAATCGCTTCCGCAATCTAGCGATGGTCAACGCTTCAGCACGTTCATACGCTTGCTGGCGGATGCGCTCGCGGTCAGCGGTTATGACTGCCTTGATTGCGGGGATATGCACGGCAGAATTAGGATTAGCCGCGATTAACTCGATTAGCGCGTCCAGAGGATCGTGTTCGCGTGTTTCAGCCGGGTCAGCCACGGGATTGCTCCTTCCCCCGAACTTTCTGCGGACATGGCTTGTTTACGTCGATCACCCCGAAGCCCATGCACACGGCGGCGTCATACAGATGCCCGACAGACCTTCGTACGCAGCTAGAGCATGACTTAACTGGCCCATATCGCTTGATTTCGGCGTCTGGGCGATCACAAACCCGCACCCCGCACAAATCGCACATATCGTGACGGCAAGACAGGTCGCTCATCGCTTCCGCATTCCTTTCTTCGGGCGGGGCAGGCGCTCTTGCCGCGCCATCTCAGCGTACATTTCGTTGTGATATGGGCACTCAAAGTCGCATTCTTCGCTTCCCGCTTTGCCGCAGCCGACCAGTTTATGGGTCCGCGCATCCCGTATCGCTCCGCAATCAAATTCCTCCTCTTCATCATCGAAATCTTCGTCGTCGTAATCGTCCCGTTCGGCGTCAGGCTCATGCAAATTGGCACCCATCTTCCCGTAGCTCATCGTGCGACCTCCTCCAGCCTCCGCGCGTCCTCACCCCTGAAATAGATCGTCCCGCCTATGTCGCGCCGGGCGCAGTCCATGATCTCGCGCAGCTCCAAGCGGATTCCATTTCTGTATGCAATCAATTGTTCGTCTCTTATGTACAGCCGCTCAGCTCCCTCCAAGGCTCGGCACAGCATGTTCAGCATCGCATCTGTCTGCGTGCGGTGGGCATCGAAGGAAGCGACGTAGGATTCGAGGGCTTTGTCAGATTCGCCGCACTGCCGCTGCAAATCAGCCATCCTCTGAACGTGAGACAGACAGCGACACTTCCAGCCTTCCACTGACGCACGCAATTTTTCGGCATCTCCAGATTCCGCCAGTAGCGCCAGGATCGCCCCCAGCGCGATCTCTTGCTGCTCTTTGTGCCGATAATCTCTGGCGATAATTGCGATATCCCGCTTCAGACATTCTCGGCAGCGGCGAACGCGGCGGATTTTTGGCTGCTTGCGCTTCACGGGCGCTTTCACCGGCGGCCTCCATTCATGGCTACTTGCTGGCACTTCTCGGAAGGGCAATAAAATCCTTCAGCCCCTTGCCACCACCATTCCGATTCTGGCTTCTTTGTGCTCATGCAATCCGGGTAAGTGGCTTCCAGGCCGCACACGCAGCAGTGAATTACCCACATCTTAGTTTTCATTCCGTTACTTCCTCCACTGCGGCCCGGCTGGCGTGAGGGAGTCTCAAGTCCGCAGCTCCCGCGTGCTGAAGAAATCTCGCAGATCCGACTCTTGGCTCATTATCTTGCGCGCATACCTCGAATAATATCTGTCGTCCAGCCGGAAATGTTCCTCCGGTCCGCGCGTGCCTGTGTCGTAGTGCCAGCGCATGACTGCCCAAATCGTCTTGATTGAGTACCTCGTGAATCCTCGTGCTTTGATCTGCCGCGCATAGTCCACTAAAACTCGGTACACCTTCGGATTCTGACGATGGAAATATTCAAAGCGTTCCTGTGCGGACGCGAAGTGCTTGATCAGCCGCGGCGCCTCGTCGAACAGGTTTAGAGTTGTTCCGCTTTGAGTGTCCATGTCTTGCGTTTGCCGCGCGGGCCGCGCTTGGCCCACGAGTGAAGAAATATTTTTCCGCCGGCCGACTTCCATAATTCGGCTAAAGGCTCGGCCATAATCTTTTCTCGCCGCGCGTTGTGATTGCTGCCGCTCGTCACTTGCACAAGTGCGATGACTCCTTGGAACGGAATAACGTCGTCACGCCGCGCAGCCAAAAGATCGCCGAATCCATAGCAGTCTTTCGTTACAAACTTTCCGGGAATCGGCAAACGCTGCTCTACTTTTGCCACGATGTAGCCTTCATCGCGGAGAGCCTTCATGCTGCGTGCGGAGGGAGAGGGCATCAGAGTTCCTTGAGAGAATATTTCCCTCCGCCGCGATTTATCAGACCTAGTTTGTAGAGTTCGCTTGTCGTCTGGTTTATGCTGCCATCTGGAACTCCAGAGGACACTCGCAACTGCTGGCGTGTCATTTCTCCGTGCTCTAGAAGAGCGCGGATGATGGCGGCTCGATTGCCGCCTAATTGAGCAATCCACTTTTCATAGACGGTGTTTGCCCGAGTAGGAGATGAATTATGCGTTTCTTCGATCTTTCCAGCGTCTACACGCGAGATTTCCCCGAAGATCATACGTAGAGCGTTATAGAACGGCTCCGTCGCTTTACGCAGCGCGCGGATGGCGTGAATCGAATCCGCCGCGGCTGCTTTGGCTTTGGTCTCGCCGTCGCGGGCTTCTTGTAGTTCCTTTTCGAGACCGGCAATTTCCCGCCGCAGCCGAACAGCTTCATCTACTTCGATGCGGCCCTCAAGCATTGGCCGTGACGACATTGGTTCCCTCCGTAAGCGCGAACCCTTGTAGCGTGCGCTCCAACATCACCGAAGTTCCGTCGCGCTCCATCTGCCGGAACGAGTACACCGTGTTGCTCACCGCGAAAATGTTCCAGCGAATCTCGGTGTACTTGTCGGCGGCGATGACGTGATCGTGCGTGGCCCCGGACATCCGCCTCGCGTAACGGATGGCCGCGTCTTTGTGCTTCGTCAGCTCTTTGAAAAGATCGGCATCGCCGCCCCGGTCGGGATGGTGAGGTGCCACTAAGCGGCGATAAGCTGAATTGATTTCGTCGACGCTCGGAGCCGGATTGTCCAGTTGCAACACGCGCTGCCAGGAGAAGTCTTCGCGCTTTGATTTCCGGGAAAAGTAAACGGCAATCGAAGGATCGGACGCGCCGCGAATGTCGTTCGGGTCCTTGCGCGTAATGACGCTAGAAATCACGTCAAACCGCTTCAATTCCTGTTCGAGGTCCTTGATGGATTGGAGTTCGGTTTTCTTCCAGCCCTTGCGTTCTTCGCGGTCGCCGAGAAATGTTCGCGGCCAACCTTCCGGCCACTGCAACGGATACGTCTCTTTCATTGCATCTCCTTTTTAGCCGACATCCTCCAATTCAACTTCTGCGGGCGTGATCGTACACGGTAGAGGTTTTTTCCTGGCGATCTCGGCCACGCGCCGCACCCACTCGTTTCCTGTGGCGGTCCGGACTTTGTCCGGGAACCAGATGGCTTGGCCGACCGCCTTCTTGAATCTCTCGTTAGCGGCGAAGCGCGCCTCCATGATTTCTTCGTAGTAGGTCATGCGGCCCTCCGAATGTACTCAAGGGCTTGCTTGCCGATGAATTCCGAATACGCCGGCGGGATGGCCTGCGAGAGTTCGTAATCCTTCATCCACTCAATGCCCATCGCCTCTTTGCGCTCCTGTGTGTTGAACATCTGCGTTCCGTCTCGGCGCGACTTTCCACCGGCGTGCCCGTACACGCCAACCGTAGTCGGAGAATATCCTCCCTGTTTACTCACTACCGTTACGGTGCGCCGCCTGTCTCTGCCGTGGCCGCCATAAACTCCACACACTCGATTTGCAAGATGACGGCAGGAAGGAGCGAGCATGTGAAAGCTGCATTCAAACCAGCGATGGCGCCGAAGCTCTGCGTTCGCAGCAATAATTCCAAGGTCAAACATCGTGCCGCAGAGCATCAGGCTTCCGGCAAGTAGCGGCGCGCCTGGAACATTTTCGATCACGTAATCCGTGCCGGAAGAAATCAGCCTGTGGCGCATCGGTTCAACGAGATCGGGATGATCGGACTTCGCGTTGAACATCGTTTTCATGGCCGTATATTTCTGGCATGGCGGACTGGCCCAAATGAAGTCGTACCCTTCGAGCGGGTACCGCAGGGCGTCGGCGATTCGGAAGCAGTCGCCCACGTACCGCGGCTGCGGATTGATGTCCACGCCCGTCACGTGGAATCCCGCGCGCATCAAGCCCATCGTGGCCCCACCCGCCCCGCAAAACAGGTCTAACGCTCGTGGCTTCATCGCGGGCCGCTCCCGACCATGAGTTCTCGTTGCAAGTCATCCTGTTGTTTCAGGCGCTTTTGCTTTGCTTCTCGCCTTCGGTTTATTTCCTCGTCGATGTGGTTGCGCGCCGCACGGCTTTCGCGGCGGGGTTTGACGGTTCTAATGACGGTTAATGATGATTCGGGTGCAGTGGGTGTCACCCTTTCTCGCTGTGGATGGCACCCTTTCTGCGTAGACTGCACCCCTGTGGAAATCTTAAAGGGCGACAGATTGGCACCCTTTTCAGGTCGGACACAATAGGTAGTGGGGCGGTTTCGTCCACCTTTCGTGTTTCCGACCGAATCAAGCAGGCCAATGGACTTGAATCCAGCGATCATTCTTTGTACGGAACGCTCGGATATTCCGCACTTCCACGCGATCCGCCGCACGCTAGGAAAGCAAAGTCCTCCATCGTTCGCGTGATCGGCGAATCCCAGCAGGACCAGCTTTTCCGTGGAAGGTAGGTCGAGCTCCCACACGGCGGACATGATCTTGATGCTCACTCCTCGTCGCCTTCCTTCTTGACGCGCACCTTGACGGATTCTTCTTCGTGCGTGACTTCGATCTCCACGCCGTTGTAGGAGTATTTTTCTTTGCCGTGGGATTTCATCAGCCGCAGCAAGTCTTGTTTGAGGTCTACTTCTTGCGTGGTGAGGGCTTGCCGCTGATCGCGTATGCTGGCGTAGCTCAGTGCTGCGTCGTGCAAATCCTCGATCTTGGCATCCTCCATGCCGGTGAGTCTTGGCTGCCTTGCGCGCTTCGTGTGGTGCGGGGCCGGTTCGAGCTTGCGCTTCTTTGCTGCCTTTGCCATCTGGTGATTCTCCTTTCAGTCTTTGAGCCATGCGGGGATTTCTGCGCGTGGCGGCGCTGGGCCTGGCTTCGGCCCTGTGGTCGTGTCGTTCTCGCCGAGCTCCAGAAGTTCCTTGATCCGCTCGGGCGTCAACTCGCGGAAGCAGCGAAGTATTTCCTGGCCGACGATGTGACGCGCCACGGTGACATTGACCACTTGCGTAAGCACCCGATCCCAGTGATTCCAAATTTCGCGGTACAGTTCGTTCGACAGCAGATCGAAGGTGAAGCGGGTTTTGTGGCCCGGCGACTTGCGCGCACGCTTCTCGCGGTCAACCCAAACCACGTGGACGGTCTCGTTGCCGTGGCCGCTGGCAATGCGCGCCTTGAGCAGTTCAAATTCTTCTTTGAGAGTTGCCATATCAGTCCGTTAGAATTTCGTGCTCACAGACTGCTTTGTGTGGGAAGCCTCGCACCGAATAAAATTTCGTCGCGTCACATCCCATCATTCTGAACAGCTCTAATTCTGGGTGACCCGGCTCGCGCACGAAGATTAACTTCCCGTGCATTTCGTTTGCCTTGGGAGTTGTTTCGTCCTCGCCCACAATCGAGTAAAAACTTGGGGGCCTCTCGTGCACCCTAATAAATCGTGCTGGTTGCCACTTGCTCATTCGCCCGGCTCCCTTTTCGGCGGCGGCCACTCGATGAAGCGAACTTTCCGCTGTTCGAATTGTGAAATCAGCTTTCCAAGTTGCTGCGGATTAGCGACGATGGCCCCGACCGTCATGCTCCACAAATCGCGCAGCAGATCCCGATGTGCTTCTTTCAGCGATTGCGCGCCGTCGATGGTGTAGGTGTCTGACTCTTTCACATGCACGTAGAACAGGCAGTCGGTTGGCCGGTCGATGGTCGCGTCGGCCATCTTGGACTTGACGACTTTCTGCTGATCGGGTGTGAGTTTGCTGATGCCCTCGGCCTCGCGAGCCTTCCAGTTTTCTTCTGATGGCGAGAGTTGGGGCTGCACGGGCGTCATGATGCGTCCGCCGGGCGTCAGTGTTCCGTATTCGGCCACGGTATCCAGCTCTGATTCGTCGAGGAAGCCGAGTCCAGCTAGTGAGAGCGTGGCGCGCCGCTTGGCTTTCGTTTCGGCCTTCATAATCGCGTTCGCACGATCTTTGCCGGTGAGCTTGCCGAGGTCCACGACGCCAGTGCCGGTATCCGTGCGCCCATGCTTGTCTTGCGCCTTCACGTGGACGACGTACAGGCCATCTTCGTGATCTGCCTTAGATTCCACGATGGCGATGCCGTGAATCTTCCGGAGCTGCTCCGTACAATCCTTCCGCGCGTAGAGCTGGAGTCTGCCTTCAAACGAAATATATTCAAACGGACGGGTGAGTGGATTGAGGCCGAGCGATTGGCAGACCTTCTTGTAGTAGTCGAGCCGCTGTTCGACCGTCAGGTTGACCAAGTTCCCCGATAGAAGAACTTGCTCGATGGCTTCTGAGACAGTCGGCGGCTGCGCTTTAACGATAGCCTGTGTCGGCGCTGGCTTGCGCTGTGGCGCCGGACGGCGGGGGATGGCCTTGGACTTCGATTTCTTGCGCGCTTGCGGCATGGAAGCTCCTTATGAAAACGTGACTTTCTGGCCGCGCTTTTCTAGTTCTGCGCTCACGGAGTTCCAACATGGATCGACACCGCTGTTGAGAACATCACGAATGGCTCGTGCGCCCTCGCGCGTTTCGATCAAATCGTATTCCACGCCACCCATGACGCGCTCTACTACTGCGAAACCATCCTTCTTCGAGCCGATAACTTTGTATTTAAGCGGCATTTTGATCCTCAAATCTTTGGCCCCTGCGAAGCGTCAAGCTCGCCACACGTCCGCCCTGACCGGAGGGGCCATCTCGTCTAAATAGAATCTTCTGTGTAGACTTCGATCCCCGGGCAGATGCTCTCAGCCTCGGCTTTGTTCTTGATGTTGCGCACCATCGCGCCAATAGCCGTTTCGTCGGCACATTGATACGTGCGCGGAATCTTTCGCTCGTCCGTGATCTTGAACTTCCAGTTCACTCGTGCTTTTATCCCAGCGACCTTCGGCACATTCGGCGCGACGGTGACTTGCGGCGCTGGCGCGGCCTTAGCCTCATCTGCGGCAGCAGAGGCGGCTGCGAGAGCGGCTTCCTCGTCCGCTCCAGCCAGCTTCAATAGTTTTTCAGCCTGCCGCTTGCCGATCAGTCCAGCTTTCAGATCCGCGCGAATCTCGGCCACTTTTTCTTTCCGCTGTTCTTTGGCGATGCGCTCGGCCTCGATGCGGTCCTCTTCGGCCTTGGCTGCAGCCACGCGCTGCGCTTCACGGTTGATACGTTCCTGCTCGACTTGCGCTTTCCGGCGTTCCTCGGCTTTCCATCCTTCGGCTTTCTGCGAGGCGGCTTGGTCGATGGCTTCGGCCGGCGCGAGATACGCCTTCATGTCGTTCTGCAATCGCTGCAAGTGCGTCTTGGCCGAATCAATCCCTGGGCCGAGTTTCGATTTCACGTCCTTCATGTAGGAGCGCGCATCAAGGGCAATCTGGCAGGCGAGGATGTAGCTCTCCTGGTCGTGGACCACGATGGCGTTGGCTCGATCGCGCAAGCCGGTCAACGCCATTTCGATATTTACTTTTACGAGGTCGGTTCCGGTTGCTGTGGCAGACATTTTTGTTCTCCTTCGGGATACAAGTGTTTGAAATCTCGGATAGCCTTCTTTGCCTTGCGCTGCTCTTTGGCTGATCGGCGGAAACCGAGCGTGCGGTGCGCGTGGCAATCTCGCCCCGTCAGCGTCGAGCACCGAATCTCGCTACATGGAATGCAGTCGCAATTTTTCGGGTGGTGCCAGTCGCCGCGCATTTGGTTCGGAGCATCGTCAGTTCCCCAGATTTCCGCTCTGCATACGCAGCATTTGTTTCGATGGTGGATGAATACCCGCACGCGCTGCGCGGACTTGTCGGCACCGAACAGAAACAGGTGCGGCTCGTTATAGTTCGAGGACACGAAACTGCGCTTGTCCGCGAAGATGCCGTTGCGGAAAAGAAGTGCAGTAACCGATTTGTCTTTTCTAGCTCCGCGCGGCATCAGCGATTCACCCAATATCCGTGAAAAATAATTGCCACGAGCAGCGCGCCGATGACGAAGCCTATCGCCCACCAAACTACGTTGTCATTCGGCGGCTTCGGAGAGCGATAGCGCCAGGGCATGTTATTCCGTCAACTTTCCGGTCGAGAGCCATCGGGCGAACATCTTTGACGCACAGCCATCGCCGCAGGTGTGAAATTCGTAGTTGTCAGTTATGCCTTCTTGCACGGCTACGCCGATCTCATCGAACAGCTTCATGGATCGCCAATGGTTCGTATCATCGTGCCGGAACTTTCCGCAGCCGTTACACTTCACGCTGGCAGGGATCACGCTCACTAGACCAACCCCACTGCACGCAGAACGTAGATCAGCGCGGCGGAAGTAATTACCGCGAAATACATTGTCCAAAGAATTTGTCGGAACACTTTGCGCCGCCGCTGCCGCCGTTGCCCGGTCCGGTATCCCTCGACGATGCCGCGGTAGAAGTCTTGCTCTGCGGCGCGCGCATCGACGACGGGATTCGGCGGAATCAGGAGTTCTTGCTGCTCGTCGATCATTGGCCGTATCTCCCCTCCGTGGATTCGGTGTCCCATGCCACAGCTTTCCCTATGCGTTTGAGGAAGGCATCGTAGTTGCGCTCGGCAGTTTCGTTCGGAGAGTCAGTGCTAGAAGGGGTAGACACTGACTCCCCGTTCGCAGCAGCGCGGGAAGGCGGCGGCGAATCCAAATAGATCATGTCGCGAAATACGTTGATGCGGTTCATTGGCCCTCCGGCATCCGCCGACCGTTCGTGTCGCGGCCTATGTTGTCACTCACGATGAGTTCAGATATGTACTCGGTGAGGTTCTGCTTTTGGGCCTTGGCTGCGCGGCGAGCGGCCCACTTGATTGCTGGCTTCACTCGGATGATTATGACGTCCTTCGCTTGGCTTGCCATACGCCAAATATAGCTATATGCAATATACTTGTCAAGAAGATTCTTTGGGATTATGATGGCAGCCGAAATGTATCATCTATTGGCAGATCAGCTCTAAATGGCGGTTAGCAACCATGAACGGGAACGAGTTTTCATTAAGAGGGAAACCAAATGCTCTCCTACGCCTTAGCGGGATTCCTGCTGATTATGCTGGTATCGTTCTTGCGCGGAACCAAAGACAAATATCTTGATCTCTACGTTTCTGCCGCGCTGCCGATCTTTATATCTTTCCTGATCTTGCTGGGGCCGATCACTTCTTGGATTAGGCCGGAGACGATCGACGGCCAGTTGAGAGCGATTGACCTGGCTCTAGGTCTCGATGGTTTTGCTTTGACGCGATGGATGCTCGCACATTGTTATTTCTTTGTGCGGCCTGTCTACTTTGCGCTGCCGCTGATGATGGCCTGTGCATGGGTTCTTGAACGACCGCGAACGCTCTTGCGCGCGGCGGTGATCGGAGCTGGGCTAGCGTTTCTGATCTATCTGATCTTTCCGGCTGTGGGGCCGCAGTATGCGTTCGCAAATTTTCCCGATGCCTCGGCGCGGCTCATGCCCACAATCGGCTCCGTCTATCCGCGTAATTGCATCCCTTCGATGCACTTCACGTGGGCGTTTCTCTTGGCGCTGAATCTTTCGGACAAACGCTGGCGATGGATTTTCTTTGTCTACGCAGGGCTCATGGCTTTGGTGACGGTGGCTGGTGGCGCGCACTATGCAATCGACGTGATCGTGGCCGTGCCCTTCACCTTTGCAGTTCAGCGGATTGCCGATTCAGGTATTCAGCGTATTGTCAGAAGTCGGTTATATTCTAAGATTACAGAGGCGCGGGAGGCTATCTAATACTTTACGATCCTTGGCCGGGATCGCCGCCCGCACCTCTACTTCTCTGCTAACTGTTGCAACGTGATGGTTTCCGGTACCCCGAGATAGTTTGCGACGTTCCTCGACCAGTTGGCATCTCCACCGGAATATTTCAGCCCGACTTGCTCAAGGGTAAGTGTGAGCGGATACACGGCGGAGTTGCCCGAGAGCATCCGATGAACCTTGATGTGCAATGCGCTCCATCCGTCATCCGCATTGACGAATTTCAACACACCTTCTTTGTTGGCCACGCCGCACGTGCGGAAGCTGCCTGCATCTTTGCCGGTGAGGTCACCCGGGTTATTCCATTCGGGATTGCTGCCCTCAGCGACCGCGATGGCCTTGGCGAGCTTCAGCACTGAGTCGGGCCAGATCACGCTAAACCTAGGCCGCGGGCGCCGCTGGCGTGTTGGCCGTGATAGCTGCGGCGAGGTCGCTGGCTGACTTGTTGAGGCCGTCCGTCAGTGCCTTCAGAGCAACCGGGTCCGTCCCGGCCGCCGTGATCTGCGCTGCGAGTCCCTGAATCAGCGTGACAGCGGACTCTTCAGTGCTTTCGTTCTGCGCGACTTGAGCTTGTAAATCTGCGAGCGCCTGATTGGTTGTGGCCATTTTTTCTCCTTGATTTTTGAGAATCCGAATCACCGCGAACAGCAAAACCCACGTAAACAGAAAACACACGAACTCGAACGGTCGCCACATCAAGGCACGGGCTGTTCGAGAGGAATCTTGGTGACATCGAATGGTTGACCGGTTTCCTGCTGATAGAGCGTGGTTGCGCTCTGGAAGATCCCGAGAAACGTGCTCGCCAGTCCTGCCGCGAGGCTGGTAACCGGAACGGCTTGCAGGCCGGCCAGGGCCAACTGAATGATCTGGAGGATCCCTTGCAACTTGCTCGGTGCTGGAGTTGTCGGAGTGCTGGACATCATTGACCTGCTTTCGCGGTCGTGAGCTGCGCCGTAGAAGTGTTCACCTGATTCAGGTCGTTGGTGAGTTGCGTCGATTGCGCCGGTGTCGCCGTGCCGGCCATCGCTAGAGCATGGTAGGAGCCGGGCGCACAAGTCAGCGGTGTACCCACCGGTTGGCCGCAGTAGAACGTGTCCGCGATATTGTAGGCGTTGATGAGGCCGTTGAGCGCCGTCTTGACGTTCCCCGCGATGGACGCCGGGAACTTGTTGGCCGCAAGATCGTTGCGAGTTGACTGGATCACGTTGTCCGCGACAGAGAGCGTGTCGTACGCGCCGGAATCAAACGCGTTCGCAGTGCCAGGATGGATCGGATGAGCCGCGCAACCACACAGAAACATAAGCAGAATCGGAATAAGCCGCTTCATTTTCATTTCCCTCTTTTCCGAAGATCGTCCAAAAGCGTCTGCTGAAAGGTAAGCCGGTCGATGATGAGTTGGTCGCGCTGCCCGATTACCTCCAGATGATCGTTCAAGTTTTTCTGATTCGACGCGCGGTCTGTGTTGGCGACTCCAAGCGATTTCATGGTATCAGTCAGAATGATTTGAGATTTCGCGCCGTTGGATGCGATCGTTCTACCTACATACAATGTGCAGAGGACCATCGTTGTTATGATGAACCCGATGAGGAGGACGGTATCCCACCCCCGTTGCAAGCCGTATTTTTCAAACGGAGTCATTGCCGTTTCAGGAGCATTTCTTCAAGCGTCTTGGATTGCTGGTCCTGCATTCCTTCGATGCGGTGCTGCATCTCCTCGACGGTTGAAAGTTTGGCGTTCACCACATCGGCCCTCACGAATACCATGTCATCATTATCCAGATGTTTTTCGATGGCATTCATCCGCCCGTTGATCTGAGCATCAGAGAAGCCTGCTTTGAATGCCACGCTGAAACAGGCCAATACGACGCTCGCAAGAGTAACGTATACGTGCCACTTTTGAAGCGTTCCATTAGGCCCTCGGCTGGGTTCGGTCATCGCTCAATGTTTTTCCGATGGATTATTGGATGCGCGGTCTGCCGGACTGCCTGGAATGTGTAGTTTATCCCAATTGGCAGCGGCGGCGTGAAGGGCCGCATAGAGCCACTTGACCCAGTAATTATTCCCAAAGTATGGGGGCATCGTGGCGATTACAACGTCAATGAATAAAAACTTCCCTGCTGCTCCTATTGAAATCCATTCCCACGGGGCTAGGTAATGGTGGTGCATGGGCGCCTCAATGATGTTCGCTTTGCCCGAATAGTCAACAGTCGCTTTTCGCCTTTGTTTCGCAACCGCTATCTCTAGCTGACCCATCCGTAATTGCTCGCTGCCGCTGCATTGATGACGATAGTGATGGAAGTGGAGTCTGATCCCAGCGTGTTCGTCGCCGTCAGCGTGAAGGTGTAACTTCCTGCTGTAGTGGGCGTCCCGCTGATTTCCCATTCGCGCGAGCTGTCGGGCGAAGAAAGTGAAAGGCCGGGCGGCAAGCTGCCGCTTGAAATTGTGTAGGTGATCGGCGCGAGAACCGTGGGCGGATCAATCGTCGCCTCCGCCGTGTACACTACGCCGACCGTGCCGCCCGGCAATTGCACCGGTCCGATATATGGCTTCGAGGGAACTGGCGTGGGCGTGGACGCGCCTTGATAGCCCACGAGGTTGATATTCAGATTCACGATCTCGGACTTGCCGATTTCAGCATTCGCCGAATTGAAAGAAGTATAGGGCTGAGCCATGTGGCTTTATTCGTAGCGCATTAGCAGCGCGCCGCTGTTGCTGCCGTTCGCAAATCTTCCAATAAAGATCAACTCGTTCTGCTTCGTGGCCAGGAAAGCGTGATTGGCTCCGTACATATTCACGGTGATCGTGGTGCCATTGCTCTCGGCGACGTCCGCCGCGGCCGCCGAGCAGAAGCCGAGCATTTGATTGCCCGGATAACCTACCAGCGGAATAATGGGATTCGCCGCCGTGGTGCCGGGGACGCTGTAAAATTCGGTTTGCGGTCCGCTGCTGGTGGACGTGAACGTCATCAGGTTGACTTCCGCAGGTGTGACATTAGAACTTCCGGTCGCCATGCTTTGTTGTACCCACCCGGTAAGACTCGCGGCATTTACGGCTACGAAAGTTACATAGTCGGTCGTCTTCGCCCCGCTCGAATCCTTGCTGCGCTCGATGCCGAACACGCATTCGGCAATGGTGCTGGTTTGCCACATCATCGCCCGAAATTCGCCGGAGTCTCCGCTCAAATAACAAGAGAAAGTGGTGGCACCCTGGTTAAGAATGCTCCCCGCAGCCTCGGTAATAACGTAAGGCCCCATGATTGAGCCGGTGATGGTGCCGCTGCCGTTGGAGCCGCTGCCCGTTGTTAACCGAATCCGGATGGCCGTGGCCGAGAAGCCGTACTCCACCTTGATATAAATCGGCGTGGTGCTCGCCTGCGAATCCGCCGCCTTCCAGATTTCGTAGACGTAGGCGCTCGAGGGAACGCTCGCGATCGTGCCCCAGTTCACCTGCCCGCTATCCGCCGTCTGCGTCCAGCCGAACGAGGCGAAAGCGTTGGAGATCACCTGCGCCCAGGATTTAAAGTTCGCCAGGGTCGAATTATCGCAAACCACGCTGGAAGTTGCCGTCGCCATTCTAGGTCTCCAATAGAATCGTGCAGATCCACGCGCTCGATCCGCTGGTGATGTCGATCGTGAATATGTCGCCATCCGCCACGGGCAACGGCGAGGAAGTGAGCGCGGTGAACGTGCTCAGCGTTCCGCCGGCGGTGCCGTGGGCGACCGTGGGATCGGAAGAAAACACGTCCACGCCGTTCTGCTTGATCTTGAAGGTCAAATCCACGGATGCGTCACTGGCTTTGGTGACCACTTTGCATCTGCTCACCGTTCCAGCGTGCGGCGCGGGAAGCTCCGGCCCTATGTTCGTGCCCGCAGAGCCGTCGTTGACGATGAAATTGATTGTCAGCAAATCAGAAGGCGGGGTCGGGAATCCACCAGAGCCGCTTTGCACTCCGCCGCCAGCGGGAATTGCCACGATGGAGCCGATGAAGACCTCTCCCGGCACGCCGACCAGAGCATTCGAAGTCTGGCAATTATCGGATAGCGTGGGAGTCGGCCCCACGTCTCCGGCCTGATTCGGGTCTGCGATGGTGACGTAGTACGTTGTGGGCGCGGTCGGCGCGGTAATCGTGAAAGTGCGCGCGTCGTAATACACCGTGGTTCCCGGAAACTGCGCCGTGGCCGCGTCCATGTGGATTGTGGTCGCTGTTGGCTGGGTCAATGCTCCGCCGGTGATGGTGTAGGACGGCTGACTGGTCGTTCCAGTTGTCGATCCCGAACCTGACGTCGCTGTCGCTATCCCCATGGGCGCGTAGGTGTAATCCGGCAAAGTGGAAATGTCCTGCTGGCCGCCTCCGAAACTATTGAAGGCCACAAACTTGAAATTCAGGGTCAGGCCGATCCATGATGGGTCGAGTTGGACTTTGAGGATTCCCGGCACGCTTGCGACTTCGCGCGAATCGAGATAGGCGAATCGAGAGGCAGTCGGGCTGATGGGGTGATCTTCGCCGCTGCCTGCGTTCGGCATCCCGAACACTCCGCGGCGGATGGGATTCCCGCTCGATCCCACGATGTCGTATTTATAAGTCGCGGTGAGCGTCGGCACCTGATAGGCGCTCAGTTCGTAGATTGGCGAACCCTCAAGATACACGGGATAGGTGAAGTTCGCCTCGTCCGTCGCGCCCACTGTTGGCAGAGTCCCTAAGCTCTCCGTCAGGTCCACACTCAGGGTATTCGTCTCATCCGGATCACTTGACGCCGGGAAATCTGCGGTAAGTATTCCGGTCGGCGCGTTGCCTGTGATCGTGCCGAGCATATTGTAAGTCGATCCACCGTCAGTTGAAACGAATACGACGCATCCGCCATAAGTGGGATCGGAATCGCTGACCACGAACCACACTTCCGGCTTTCCGCTCAGGCACATGCGCAGAGGCGGCTCAAAGATGATCGGAGTATTGATGTCAGCGGGTTCCGCTGAGGGATTGGGCACATAGGGACTGAGCACTGTCGTTTCCAAAATATCGGGAGCATGGACCCCGTAGATGTAGGGTTCGGCTTCGCATTCGAGTTCGTATTTATCGTTCTCCACGACTTTCGTCAGCCGCACCGGGAGTTTGTTGATCCCCAATTTCGGTTCGGTGATCGTCACCAAATCCATTGCTTCGAGGAAAATAAACTTCGGGTGCAACTTGAAAGCATAGCCATTCCGAAGGTAAGTCCTTCGCCGCACCGAAATGGCATTGACCTTCCGCGCCACGTCGGAACTCACGATCATGTTCAGTACTTTGGGAGCGAGTTTCCGGGGTCCGTAGAGCGCGATTGAGCCGGATTCCGGCTCCGAGGCCGTGGCCTGATTGTATTTATTGTTGCGGTCGAAGTACTGCGTCTGCACGATGTCGTTCGAATCGGCCTGTGCGTTGCGTATCACAGTGACTGGCGGCGTTTTGTCGTCTCCGATGAAATCGTCTTCGCTCAGGTCCACGATGGGACCAAGGGATGTGGGCGCCCAATATACCGAGGCCAGTCCACCGAAAGTTACGGGCGTCGTGCTGTCCACGTTCGCCAGACTACCGTCGCCGACAACTGAAACTTCACTTCGAGCAATGGATTTTAATTTGAATCCAGACCACACCGGCGCGGCGTCAGCGCACTCGTAGAGATCGGCCAGCCAATCAGCCGCCTTCCTCTGCGAATCCATCGCGAGCGATCCCTGCAAACCCCCGGCACGACATTGTAGGCGGACATTGAATAGTGAATCGTAATCCACGATGTTCCCGAGGGCCTTGGGGTAAGGCACTGTCCCCGCTGCTTGGCCGGAAACCAAGGAGAACAGCACGACGTATACGCTCCCCAGCCCCAGAGCTTGTACTTTCAAATTATAAGTTCCCGGACTGGAAACTTTGCGCCCATAGACGTTAGACCATGCAGGAACGGCCTGGGGGAAAAGTCTGGACCATTGCGGGGTCGGATACGCGGCGTAAGAGTTGCCGCCTGATAGAATTATGGCGACGATATAGCTCGGTCTTCCACTGGTCGTAATCGAGCACTGCTGCGTCGTGCCGGTTGGAACCGAAATCACGACCGGTGCACCGTCAATAGTGTTCGAGCCAGGGTCCATCTCCATGATGAAAGCGTCCACACCTTCGCCCCCAACGTGCAGATTTACGGTGTTGCGACCGCCGCTAGGGATGCAGCCGTTGACGTAGAAACACCCGGAAGCTCCCGGCCCAACCGCATTGTCGGATAGCGCCGTCAGCCAGGAGTTGCCGTCCGTGTCGTCCACGGTCGGAAGCGGCGAACCGAAATTGCTGTCGCTGTTGCCCGCCGCGATTAAAATGCTTCCCGCCGTATTCGGCTGGGGGAAGATCGTTGGGGCGGTTACCCAGAATCCGTTGCGCTGGCCGAAGTTCTTCTGCACTGGGCCAGGTAGATCATTGCAGTTGCAGCCGCGCTGGATGTAGCCGAGTTCCGCGCCGTACTGCATCATGCCGCTCTTGATAAGATCTTCGATGATGTCCGCGAATTCGGCATCTGCGCGCGCGCCCACGTTGTCGATGGTCTCGGGACCGCTATAAACTGCCACTCCTGCGAGCGTCGAGGGCAAGAATCCGTAACTACCCTGAATCTCTAGCCGCAAGGAAGGAATCGCCGCCGATGATCCTAGGTCTATGTCGCTTGATTCAATCCCGGCGTAGGGCGGGTAGATGATCTGTTGCGAACCGAGACCGGCATCACCATATTCGTCGCCGGTTCCAAGTTGGCTTTCGAATATCAGGCGGAGTCTAGCGAGTGGGGATTGGAACTTCGTGGCGCTCGTAGTGGCCGCATAGTAGATGTTGTAAATGAAGTCTTGTCCGAAGGGATATTGATGAATGCTGGGATTCGGCATCATGACCCCAGCCATCCGTTCGAGAATCCCTTCCTCGGGAGTGATTACGGTGGGGCCGTCCGAGGGTGCCCAAATATAATATGGGAATCGCGCGACGTTCGGATCGGAGAGATCGGGGCCATGCTGTGCGGCATTCCACAGAGGGAATTCATAGCACTGCACTGCTTCGACGCTAGCATTGTAATAGGTCACCGGAAAGGGTGCACCATAATCGTTGAACGTGATAGGGCTGCCGCCAATTGCCGTACGGATCGTAACCGCAATTACCGCGTAGAAATGCGCATCGGGGATAGTAACGGTATCGTTCCAGCTTCCGCCGTGATTGGAAGCGAAGCGATAGCATTTGAAGTCGAGCGGATAGCTGTCGCTCTGATTCGCCCAAATTTGCAGGATTGTTGTAATCGGATTCGAACCGAGCAGCATGTCGATGTTCTCGACGTAGGCGACGATTCCCTTTTTCTTGTTCTTGAGCTTCTTCCCGCTTCCCCCTTGGCGCAGATTGGCCGCCCAGATCGGCAAGGGCACGCCTCGCGGCGTTCCATAATGCGATGGAATCGTCGCGCCGTAGGTCGAGGACTGCAACAGGGTGCCGAGCGCCGTGGGCCGCGCGATGCTCTGCTTACCGATCATTCATCTTCTCCCAGGGATCGAAAAGCTGCACGACTTTGCCTGACCAGAGCCAGTGCGTCGAGGCGTCGATTTCTTTGACCTGATCTGGCGCCGCGTGAATCAGCTTCGGCCAATCGGTAACAATCCCTCCGTGGTTGTAGACCCGGCTGCCGACGTTTCGCATGAGCGCGACGTTTCCGGTCTTGGCCTTGAGGCTCGGGAAGCTGACAGCTTCCGCCACTCGCGATGCGTGCCTGAGCATTCGGAAAATGTAAGATTCATCGTTCGTGTGGCAGCCGAAGTCATGGCCGAATATCCCGATCTTTTCATCGGGGATCAGCCCACACTTGTTGTAGACCGCATAGATGAACCGCGCACAATCGACTCCCGCACCAATCGCCATCTGGTTGAGTTCATAGGGCGTGCCAATCCAACCGCGCGCCTCAGTGACAACCCAGGAGCGCCATTCGCTGACCTCGATCTCAGAGAGCCGTTTCAGGGTCTGGAACATAAGGGAAGTCCTGATATTGATTGCCGGGATCGGATTGATTGATCGGCGGCTGTGTCGCCACGTAAAACGTGTCGCCGGGTGTCGGATCGTACGGGAAAGGCGTATAGACCGTGAATCCGTTGTAGTGGAGCCCGCCGCCCGGCGAGTACTCCACGTTAGCTGCGACTGCGCTCCACGCGCCCGCGAGAGAAGAGTCCGGCATGAAAACCATGTAGCCCCGGATGAATCGGTTCTTGGCATAAATCTTGCCCGCTGTCGGCTGAATGCACTGACCGTTGATCTGCACCGCACTGGATGGGGCAATCACCGTGAAGGTCGGCACGGATGTTTCGCTGTCGGCCAGCACTGGCGTACCTGCCGTATAGCCAGCAAGTGTGCTCTGGGAAGAAATCACGTTCGGCGGGACCATCTGATTGACGACACTCAGGAAGCTGTCGTCCTTGAATACGATGGAGTTCCTGACAACCGTATTCTCGCCGATCCATCCTCCGAACCACTCGCAAGCTCCGAATGTATTGGCGTCCCCTGGTGTGGGCATGACCGTGCGCCATACGCGAAGTTTCTTATTGTCGTAGTATCCGATCTGCGCAAGCTGGTACGGGCTGACCGAAGACAAGTCGCTGCCCGGAGTTCCGAAAATTCCTAGTGGCGGAGACCAGTTGACGCTCATGCTCGTGACCTCGAGGCCGATCTGCGAAGTAACCTTGTCCCTGCTGATGGTCGCGGGCAGGAACGTGCCCCAAACGGGCCACGCCAGAGGCGATTCCCAGTTCGTCAGCCACAGCGCATCAGGGTCTTCCGTCTCCCCGATGAGGTACAGATCGGCAAATTGATACTTGTTGTTGGCCAGCAGATAAGCCTTCACTGCTGCCGTTGAATCGTTGCCGTTGCCATCAGTAAATTTCCTCATCAGAATGTCGCGCAAGCCTCAAGCGAATTGGAACTCTCGACGGTGTAGGGCGGGTTTGGCCCAGTCGCCGCCACCACGTAGCAATAGGTGTTGCCGTGCATCGGAGTGGTATCGTCGTAGCTCGTGACGTTGCCCAGGCTGGTCAGCAGAGAATACGGTCCTCCAACTTGCGTCCCCCGATAGACTTTATAGCCAGTCACGCTCGCGCTATCGGAGGCTGTCCACGCCAGAGAAATCTTTGTCCCCGACATCGTGCCGGTACCCGTCAGGTTTTGCATGATCGAGCCGACTGTGCCGCCGATCGACGTCCAGTCGATCTCTAGGATCGCCGATTCTGCGGCGGTTGTGGACGGCGTGAAGGTGAGGATGAATCCGCAAGATTGGCCCGGAGCGTTCACGTACCCGCTGCCGCTGTTGAGAAATTGCCCATCCGCGCAGGTGCTTCCCGATAACACGAAGTCCGCCGCATCGGTCCCGGTGACCGTATAAAACGGCGTGGCGAAATCCATGTAATTCGCGCCGGCGTTCACGAGGGTCACCGCGCGCGCCGTGGGCGTCGATTCAGTCACCGATCCGAAGTCATAGCCGGTCGAATCCATCTGAGAATTCAGCACCAGGAGAGACGGATAGCCCACCGCCGGATATGTCTTGGTCATCCCGAGCGGAATGGATTGCGGGTTGTTGGCCGCGTTGCTGTTCACGGTGAGCGTGGCCGACTCCGAGAAACTGATCGTATATGGCCCTTGATCGGTCCAGACGAGCGTGTCTGGCCCCTCCGTCGTGGTGCCGCCCGATTCGTCCCAGTTAGGAACTCCGGGGTAACCCAGTCCTGGAGAATTGTCTCCCGACGTTCCCGCCGTGGTCGCTTTTTGTAAATGCGGGATGACGTTCGGCAGGCGATTGGCGTTGTCTGAGATCACGTCATTCAAGGCGTAGGCGTTCTCCGCCGTCCATCCCGGTATCTGCGCCGGGAATCCCGAAGGTGTTCCGGTTATTTGAATCGAACAACTGGCGTTCTTGCGCAGTACCATGCCATTTGCGCACGTCCCTCCGACTTGCGCGAAGTCGGCGCTATCCGTTCCGCTGATGGTGTAGAACGGAGACCCCAGTGTGACTATTCCCTGCAAGGAAGAAATCACTGCGGTCCCGGTAAGCGAAGTGCCCAAGACGACGTTCGAGATGGAGAGTTGCGGCTGCCCGCTGCCGATCACGTCCGCTTTGTCGAGCGTGCCGATAGACGCCGCGGTGAAAGCGCCGTTGTAGACTAGGATGTGATGAGTCGTGGAAGGGGAAGAAGAAATCAGCGTTCCGGAAATCGTTCCTGTCAATTCTCCGGCGGAAACAAAAGTCGTGGTGACCGCCTGCCAGTCGAAGAGGATGGTCGCGGTTGAATTGAAGTCCGAGCCGTAGACGGTGATCGGCGTATCGACAGGGCTAAAGACGGTCGGCGAATAAGAAGTAATCGAGGCCAGCGGAGTTAGAACTCGGAACCGCACCGCATTCGACACGGCGCTGCTGCTGACGGTCACGGTAAAGGAGCCGATGGCCGCGAGCCTTGCAGCAGATACAGTCGCGGTCAGGAGCTGCGCGGAAAGGCGCGTCGTGGAAAGATTGGCGCCGTTGAATACGATCACGCTCGGAGGGCTGGAACTGAAATGCGTCCCATTCACAGACAAAGTGATGTCGCCTGATCCCGCGAGTACGTGGTCGGGAGAAATCGAGCCAATGACCGGAGCCTGTGCCCAGGCCGGGAGCGAGAACAGCAGCGCCAGCACTAGACTTGCTAATTTCATGGCGTGGGCGGCCGCGCCGTCGTCAGGGTCAGATACTGAGAGTTGGTCGCGTACGGCCCGCCGATGCACCACACTCGCACTCCGTTGATGAATTGATCGAACTCCCGCTGGTCAGTGTCAAACCTCACTCGGAAGTAGAAGTTGAATTGCGCGGTCACCGGCGAAGCCGGAGGGCCGACTGGCGAGGTGATGGCCCATTTGAGGTACAGCCCGGCAAAAGAGTATCCAGGTATGGCAAGACCCGGGCCCAACACGGTGTAATTGGTGGGACTCGATTTCGCCACGCCGTCCGCATAGACCTGAATTCCTCCGTTGAGATCCGTGATGTCCTCGTAGAACTGGCCACCCATGTTTCGCTGGATCGGGGAATAGTAGTAGGTTCCATCGGTGACAACTTGCAATTCCGCCTGGGTGTTCGGCGTCATATCGGTATTGAGCGCCGGCCCTACGTAATCATCCGATGGGTCGTCGTAGAGGAAATCGTCGTACTGCCCCTGCCGCGCCATGTAGAAGCCCATCATGGTTTGCAAATCCGTGTAGGTCAGGCCGACGGGAATGTCTTTCGGGTTGTCTTTGAGATAGTTCCAGGTCAGCCAAAACTTCCAGATCGGATTTTGCATCTGCGCGAGGCGCGTGGTGTAGCCCGATGGCGCTTCCTGCACGAGCGTCGAGAATGTCGGCGCCTTGGTCACGTTCACGTCGAGGCCGCGGATGGTGCTCGGAAATATTTGGCCGCTCATAGGTGTTTGGTCATATCCAGCGCCCCGGAACGCATCCCGCGCTTCACGGCCATGGTGATCTCGTCCACGCTCATCTTTCCGCCGCTCTGCGTCACGTTAATGGTCGGCTGGTAGTGATTGGTGACGTGTGAAGTATTTCCTCCGCCGCCGGCCACCGACGGAGGCGTACTGTTCATAAAGCTGTTGAAATTGTGAATCGCCGGAACGGCCCCTTGGAGTGCCGAAGAGATGGGCCGGGGCAGGATCATCTCCTGGTCGTGCGCGTAGACCATCTGATCTCCAGGGACGATACCGCCTTCTTTGAATGCCAATGCGGCGGCAAACACGAGCGGTCCCACGATCAGGTCAAGAGGAAAAGGGGTGCTGGCCATTGCTTTGGCCGCGGCAGTTTTGGCACTTGATAGGCGACTCACTTCGTCACTAGCAGTCGAATCGGCCGTTTGTTTTGCATTCGCCGCAATGCTCGCGACCAGTTTCATATTTTCTGTTTCGAGCCACTGTTCGCCCATCTTCAGCACATCGGTCACGAAGGACGCGACCATGCTGTTCCACATGGCGATCATCACTGATGAGAAGGACTGGCCGGTCTGCATCATGCGGATGAATTGCTGATTGAAGGTATTGAACCCGGTATTCAAGGCCTTCTGCATCGACTGCTCGATTTGCTGCCAGGAATTGATCATCTCGGCTTGCAGTCCGACCTGTTTGATCTGTAGCTGGCCGATGGAGTTCTGTAACTGGCCGATCAGTTGATTCGCATTCCGCAGCCGTTCGATTTCTTCAGGTGTCAGGATTCCGGCGCCAGCGAGCTTGGCGCCAAGTTGCGCGGAGATAATCACGGTCTCTGCGAGTTGCTGATTGAGGCGTGCGAGTTCGGTGTCGTATGCTTTTAGCTGCTCGTCATTGAACTGATCTTTGAGAGCTTCTGTCAGCGGGCCGGCGCCAATCCCCGTCATCGCCGCTTTGAGTTCGGCCTGCCGCAGAGCCATCGCCCGCTTCTGGTCTTCGGTGACCTGTTCTTGCGCGCGCTTGGCTTCTGAGATTTCCAGTTCGGCCATGCGCTCGGCGGCTTTCTCCGCATCTTCGGCCTGCCGGATGAGCATGGCCCGGTATTTCTGTTCATAGTCGCGGTTCGAGGCGTTCTTCTTTTCATCCGCTGCGGCATTGATCTGTACGATCTGCAAATCGTAGGTGGCTTCATCCTGCGCTTTAGTGGCGACGGCCTTGCGATACTCCTCGGTTCCCTGCCGGTAGAGTGCGATCTCTTTGTTGTCCGCGTCGATCTTGATTTGATAAATCTGATCGGCTGCTAGAAGTTCGTCCGCGCGCTCGGCGTCCAGCGCGTCTGCCACTGCTTTCTTTTTGGCGTCAATCTCGGGCAGCGAAAGTTCAGGAAGTGCCTTGCTAGTTTCGAGAGTGGCTTGCGCGGCGGCCTGGGCCTGTACTGCGGCTGTCTTGGAAATGGTTTCTTGTAGTTTTTCCTGCGCGGATATTTCCCGCGCGGCCTGCTCAACGACTGCCTTGTCACGATCTGCCGCTTGGTTGCGGATCTTGTCGGCAGTGATCTTTTGCTGGGTTTCGAGGGACTGTTTTTCTTTCTCCAGGATGTCGATGGCCATCTGTGTCCGCGCCGCATCGAGATTGCGCCCAGCTTCCTTCTCATCGTTTTGGTACTTCTCGGCCTTGACGATCTCCATATTGATACCGACAAGCGCCGAGGTTACGTCTTTGTTCTCGTTGACTTTATCGTTGATAATGCGGATAGCGGCTTCGGCATCCTTGGCCGAGTACGCAAACTCGGCCATATGCTTGGTGCTGCCGACGAGTCCGAGCGTTCCGATGGCCGCCAGAACGATGATGGCGTGCTGCGCTTCCGCCGCGAGATATGTCCACGCCGTCGATTCATCTTCGAGCAGCTTCGTCAGCTTGGTTGTTTCGTTCGACAGGTCCAGACTCAGCGAGGGAATATCTCGCAGTTCCTTTTCGTATGCCGCGATAGGCCCTTGCGTGATGCGGACATACTCCTCGTCCAGCTTCATCAGCTCGTCGTTTTGTTTGGCCGAGGCTTCATTGACCCCATGCTCGGCGTCCGCTAAATCAAGACTCGCTTTACCTAGTTTTTCAATCTCTGGAATGAATGCGGCGACGATGGCGATGGGAAGGGCTATTTCCCACAGAGGCCCGAGGACGGGAAGGAATTGAGCCATGCGCGCTAGCGGATAGCTCGCCATTCCGAGACCAGCTTCCATGCCAGCGAGACGCGCCGTGGTATAACCGGCAGCCCGTTCGAATCCCGACATTGATACCGTAGCAACTTCAGTCTCAGCGGTCTCTTCCGCCAGAGCCACTGAGACCTGATTTATCATCGAGGAAGCTACCTTCGCTGCCTCCGCAACTCTTTCCTCCCCTACTCCCAACTGGATTAGTTTTTGCGTGGCCCCTTCAACCGAGGAGCCCAGAGAAACCATGCGGACGATTTGCCCGGCGAGGACAGCGCCGGATTCGGTGGCTTGCTGGGCGACCTGAAGAAGTTTCTCTCTCATCCCCTCCATCGAAGCTGAGGCCCGCTGCGCGCCAGCGACTATCGGGCCGACATCGAACTCTGCTCCAACTTTGAGAATATTGTCCGCCACTATTCGACTCGCTTCTGATGGAACTCCAAGGTCAGATAGGTCATCTGGTAATTGTCTCGTTCAGCGCGGCTGAGAATCCCGGCGGATTGCAAAATATATTCTGCCGATTCGATTCGATCATCTGTCTCGCGCAAGACTCGCGCCGCCTCCACACGATCCATGCCGAAAGAATAGTGTTTCGAGTCGTATGCGTTGAATTCGTAACTATCCAAACGATGAGGTTTTAAGATCGGCGCGATTGGAAGTCTTTCCGGTATTGCATCCTTGGTTTCGGTTTCATCAGCCACGTTTTTTCTCCTTCACTTGCTGTTTCAGCGCCTCGAATCTCTGGCGGTCGATATCCGACGCCTGACTCAACTTCTGCGCGCGCCGCCCGCCGCTGATCACCCGCATATCGCGCGCCGCATCTATTGCGTTGAACTTCGGTTGCGATTCGTAGCCGAGATAGCTGCGCACCATCAAATGCAGCGGCGGATAGTCGGCCCAATACTCGAAAAGTTCCACGATGTCGCCGAACGGCATCTCCTCGATTTCTTCGAGGTTCCAGCCGGTCGCGGTGATCAGGCAGCCCTCTAGTTCGCGGAAGCTGAGGCTGCCTTCCCTTCCCCCTCGCCGCTCACACGCAATCCTGATTTCTCCAGGATGAACAGATACATGCCGGTAAGCGTGGGGCTGTCGTAGTCATCGGTGAGTTTTTCAACGGTCGGCAAATCGCCGTTCGCCCCGGCGCGCATCATTGATTCAAGAATAGTTTTGTTGCGCCGGTCGAGCCATTCCTGAGCCGGAAGTTGCTCGCCTTTGTTCAGCATCTCTTGCCCTTGCGCCGTGAAGCGTTTCGCTATGCCTTCCGACATCGAGGCGAGCTTGACCGATTCTGCGGAACCTTCTATGCGGAAATCGAATACACGGATCATCTCTCACTTCCTTTTGTTGGTTGGATTGTCCGGCCCGTGGAGGCCGTCCTACTGAATTACTAGCGGGTTGTGCTGCGGCTAATCCTCATAGAAAAGTGCAACGTTTCCGGCCGAGTCTGCATATGCCTCGCCCTCGATCGGCACGATGACGTAATCCGCGCGCTTGATCGGCGCGCCTGTCTTTGTGACTTTGCACGCGAACAGCTTCAGATAGTTGGGGACGAGCGGCGTGAATTCCTGATAGGGGTTCGCGCAGTAAATCTCGATGCCCGGGCCCCAGCCTTGCGTGTGGTTCGTCACGAGCAAGCTGCGGCCAGTCGTCACCGTCGAAATATACGAGAGGTTGACCTTGAGACCCGCATCGGCAGCGGCAAAGGTATACACGCCAGCCGATACGATGTACTGGCCGGTCGATGGAGAACTCACGCCGTTGTTCTGTAATTTCTGCCCAACTTGCGCTGGCGTGCCACTCGCGTAGATCACGCCTTCATCTTTTACGAAATCGGCTGAATTGGTGACACTGATCGTGTAGGGAGATGATGCGGGAACGGTGTGCTGCTCGTTGACGTTCACATCTTCTCCGCCGGGGGTGATGGCTGATTCGCCGAAAATCAGGTTATTGTAAACGTCGATGTCCATGCGCCCGGTGCCGCACTTCCATGTCAGCTTGCGGTCGGCATCGGCGGTGTCATCGGGAAATTGATACTGCCCGCGCAATTCCTTCACTGTGACGTCGATGTCCACGGAGAAATCCTGCAAGGTCAAGAGTTGCTGGTTAGTTGGAAGCGTAGGAATATTCCCGGTTGTCGGGTTCATAAAGACGTTCGCCACTCCGAACCATATTCGCATTCGCTGCCTCCTGAAAAACAAAAAGGCCAGCTAGGGAGTTACCCCTAACTGGCCTCGGATTTCTTCCGTCAGCCAGACGCTGCTAGTTGCTCAAAGCCCTGTGTCTACCGTGACCGGAATTAAGAGTGCGCACTGCTGGTCGAGAATCCCGGTGTCCATCAGCACATCGCCTTCGATCCAGCAGTTATCCACCAGTCCGCCAAGAGTCTGCCGCTCGCCGATGGGCACGCTGCGCAGCACATTCACAATAGCCTTGAGTGCGGCATTGATCTGCGTTGCAGGCACGGCAGACGGTATCGCATCGGCACGAATGTAGACGAGAACCCTAAAATGCAAAAGCCATTTTTCGAGTCCTTGTGCCTGATTCTCAACCTGTGCCATGCCGAGCTGCACGAGTCCGAGATAGGGTTGATCGGCTGAGTTCACGTTCTCGGGCAGATCACCTTTCCGGTCGTAGGTTTGGAAGGGATAGCCGCTGGTCTGCAAAAGATTGAACAGGGCGACGGCGATGGTCTCAGGATCGAATTGCGGAAAGGGACTCATCCGAGACTCACGGGATGCTCTTGCTGTTTTTGGACCGCCAGTGTCATTGTACGAGCGCCGTCACTTCCGCATTGAGTTCCGCGATGATCTGCTCCTGCATGTCGTCAAGACCTTGCTGCATGAAGGGCCGCGCCTTCAATCCAGGATGAGTCACGCTGCGCACGATGATCTTCTTGCCGTCGATTAAGAATGAAAGCGCTTTTTTATTGAAGGGCAATATCTGGAAGCTGTGCGAGATGCCCGCGTGCTGCACGGCGGCGTAATCGACTGCCGCGCCTGACTTCAGTGTGACTTTAGTTGTGCCCGGACCGCCAGCCTGAACTTCTCCGCGAATGATCGTTCCCTCCAACTCTGCCGGTATCGCGCGCACCGACGCGGCAATGTTCGGAGCGCCCTTGGGAAACATGGCGGGGATTTCTTCGCCGACGATCTTCGATTGCAACTTGAACATGAGCAGATTCATTCTCTCGGTGAGCGCGGCGATGATCTGCGGACCTTTCGCGCGCAGCCGGTCGATGTTATCGGGAGTTTGGTTGATCTTTATGCGGAACATTTTATTTGAGCGAGGTCACTGAGAAGTTATTCCAGAGCGACGTTAGATCTTCTTCCATTTGTCGCAACAACATCCAATCGCAAAAATCACGATAGGCGGTTCGCGGCCCCCTGCGAATTTCCCTTCTGTCGATCTGTGACATCTTGAATCTCCCTAAGAAGGTAGTTGGATCGGGGATCGAACTCAATTTGCTATTCTTCTCCAACCAAGAGACATCCCCGACGCGACTTCTCCTTAGCATATTTCTCATCGGGTAACAGCGGACCAGTTCTTTCAAGCGACTCTCCTATCGTAATAGTGAATTGTCCGCTCGCAATCCTGATCCATTTCCCAGGTGCCGTAGCTGAGTGTTCCGGCGCCCGATGCCATCGCCTGAGACTTTTGACCAATCCAGCCGCGCCGTTTATAGTTCAATGCACAGACCTTGCGCGCGGTCATTTCCAAATCAAACGGCACGCTGTTGAATCCTGCCACGGATACGATGTGTACGTTCTGTACGCCGTTGCAGAACCCCGGACCTTGCGCGCCGAAGCCCCCGCGGCCGCCCTGATAGCGATAATTTTGGAAGGTTGCAACCGATGGCGAATAGCCGCCGCGAATGGAAATGAATCTCTTGTCTTGGTCTACGACGAAGCCCCACACATTCAGAGAAGTCGATTGCGGGATTTCTGATCCGTTCACATTGACTGAGGAAACCGAGACGATGGGCCAGTTGCGGATCGGCTGCCGGAGCGTCCCTGAGCCGTCATAAAATTCGTCGTAGCTGACAGGCGTGACGAACGGCGAAGCAGCGGGAATAGAACCGTCAGTGGGCCCGCGCCCGGTGAGATGCAGAACGTATGAAGAAAAGGCCGTGATCGCGTCTTGGATAATTTGGTCATCGCCCGTTCCTGTCACGCCCGCCCACGATTTGACAGCGGTTAAAGTAGAGAGGTCAATCGGATTCGCGGTGGGCGGCACTTCCAGTTAGAGGGGCGGACAGCATCGCGCGGTTCCTTGCCTTCCCGCCCCCGGAATCTCCTTTCGCAAAACTCGGATGCGGCGAATATAACACAAACTTCAAGATAGTTGTCCGCGAACAGCTAAGACGACCATCTTGCGCTTCGAATCGTCTCCCCGCGCAAGACCGGCACGGCGCTTGATTTCTTCCACGCGCCACCTCACTGAGCGTATCGGCAGACCGATCGAAGAGGATATTTCTTTATTAGTGAGTCCTTCGGCAATGCAGGCAATGATCTGCTGATCATAGAAGCGAGGAGTAAGTTTCATTTTTCCCTTACTGCGTCGTCCCGGTAATCGAGGGAGGTGGGGGAATCGCTGCGGCGACAGGAGCCGTGTAGCTCGGTGTCGTGATTTGCATAGTCCCGCTCGGCGTTGATTCTCCGGCCGCATTGACTGCCGTCACATAATAGCAGCGCACAGCGCCATCGGGCAGCCCGGATTCAGAAAATGCCGCAGAGGTTACCGGGGCAGCGGTGACCTTTCCGAACGTGGCTCCGGCACATGCGGACTGGGACTTATAGACGTTGTATCCCGTCGCGTTCGCTACTACCGGCCAAGTGAGGCTCACCGTGCGATTACCCGGAGTCTGCGCTTGCGCAGCGACGCAGAGACTCAGAATGGAAATCACAAGTCCGATTGCCTTGAACATTCACTGCTCCTTTGCCGAAAAGAGAAAGGGCGGCGAGAATTTCTTCCCCGTCGCCCTTCGGTGACTCACCTTCGCCTGGGGTGAGACGAACTTTTTACGCGCTGCCCAGGATGCCCGTGCGAATAGTCAGCAGCCCGGGGATGTAATCGCCATACGTCTCATGCACGTATGTGCCGAAGGTCCATGCGCGTGTCGTCACGGGCCATTCTATCCCGTAGTAGTCGCGCTGCACGAACATTCCGCTGACGCCAGGGATGCGCGAGTGCGGATAGGGATTACTCGTCTTGCGGTAGACGATGGTTCCCGGCGGCAACATCGGGTGGATGTGAATCGGCAGTTCTTCAGATCCCGTGGCCTTCATGCTGTACTGCGACTTGTAACCCGAGACCACGAAGCCTCCAAGAATGTTGCCCTGCATATCGCGGCTCACTTCGAAGCGGTAGGCCGGCACGCCGGAGGTGTTCTTGAACAACGCCTGAGCGATGGAGAGCTTGGCATCGACCGAAGCCCAAATTTCATCGGCCACGGTCTGGAAGGAAGTCCACTGCGCTTTGAGGTCGTACTCGATTTCCGCCACGGCAGGTACGGAGCTCGAGGAGTTGGTCATGCCAGGAGTCAGCAATCCGGTGTTGGTGACGCCAGTGATCGGGCTCTTGGAAGTCAGGTCGCTCATGTTGATGAACGAGCCGTTGTTCACGCACCATGCGATGATTCCGGCGAAGTCGAGAGCCTGTTGGCTGTTGTCCGTGCTCAGGCCGGTGGCCGCTGCGGTGTAGCTAGCGTTCGCCGTGCCGTTCGCCAGATACACGAAAGGAACAGTGGTGATCGCCACCAGTTGCGCGTTGGCAGTCGTTGGCGTGGTCGCATCGCTCACGTCCACGAACCAAGCCCATGCGAATACGCCCTTCTTTGGCAGGACGTCGGCCAGCACGTAGGGATAGGAAGTTCCTGCGCTGACGACGTTCGATGCCGCGCTCACCGCGCCCATTCCGCCCTTGATCGGATCGGTGGTGGTGTCGGCGTTTGTGCGCGTGAAGCTGGGAGTCAGGCCGCTCGCGACGGTCGGAGCTGCCTGGTAGCCGAATTGAGCGTTGTTCGGATTGCCGAGCATGGTCAATTCGACCACGCGGACAGATACGTTCGTGCCGCCGCCGGTGAATCCGGTGCCGCCATCGGTCACAAGCCCGGCCGCCCCAGTCGGAAGAGCAGTTTTGAGCGCCACGGTCGGCGTATTGGCCGTCCCCAAAGCAAATCCGTTGAGGCCAGCCGCCGTGCCGGGGTTTCCGCCCCACATCAGAGATTCTTCTTGCAGCCACAATTCGTGCGCGCCGCGGATGTGCTCGTCGGCCACATTGTCCGTGTACCCCTCCCCAGCAAATTCTGCCGTAAACGTCACCGAGCGTTCGACACCTAGTTCGGCATAGGTCGCGAGGCCGTTGTTCTCGTTCGGGGTCGCGTATGCCACGCGCTCGCCTTCCTTGGCGCCCGCATAGGAAGTTCCCGGCCCGAGAGAGGTGTACTTCCAGTTGACGGCCGTGCCGTATCCGGCGTTGACCTTACCCCAGCGCGGGAGAGAGTTGCGCAGCGGCGTGTTCACCGGGTAAATCAGATAAGCCGGTCCGCGCAGATCGTAAAAGTTGTATCCGAGAGAGGTGGAGACGCCGGCTTTCTGCATTCGATTTGAATAGTCTTGAACGAGTTCCTTCATCAGATCGTTGGCTGCTGCGGCCCGATTACCAAACTCGATCTCGGACTTGGCCATAAACAGTTCGTATTCGGCCTTCGATACGGCAGAACCTTTGGCCGCTGATTTGTATTCGATCCATTCGTTGATTCCGTCGCGCAGCCGCCTAAGCTGGGAAACGCCTCGAGCGTACTTCGCGAGCCTATCGCGGTTGTCTTGTTTCCAGCCCTTGACTAACTCGCGGGCATTTTTGTCTTGCTCCCTGGTCCACAAATCTCCTTGCGGGCCTCCCCATGTGGCCATTGATCCGCGAGTGATGCCAGGGTAGGCTGTGCGATTCATATTTCCTCCGTTGGACTCAGGGTAGCCAAAAACAAAAAGGCCAGCCGGGGATCACTCCCCAACTGGCCTCTGAACTTTCAGTCAGCCCGACTACTGGAACTTTATTTTCTGCGTCACCATCTCAGCGGCGCACGGTACTCCGTCTTGAATCTTCAGCTTTTCGATCTCTCCGAATTTCAGTTTCTCGCAGAACTTAATGAAATCCGCCCAGCGAACTTTTTTTTCTGCGAACTCCTCAACCGCCATTTGCGCTAGACCGGGAACGGATCTGACACATTGCTCTGTTGCGTCTTGCCGACTTCTCGATCTCGCGGCACGGCAAACAATCGGGCTGGCGAAGGAGCCGGCAGAGCCTCGACGGCTTTCTTGATCGCATCGGCGATCAGCTTTTCGGCGTCGGCCTTCGTCATGGAATCGGAGGTGCCGTTCGTCGCGGCGGCTGCGGCAGCTTTCGCGGCAGCGTCGTCAACTACCGGCGGCCGCATCTCATCGAGCAGCGCCTTGAGCGCCTTCTCCGCTTCCTTTTCGTCCGAGCCCATCACGTCCTTGCACGCCTTCATGCACTTGCCGAGATGAGTAGACATTTTCTCGTGCATGCCACCGAGGGCGGTGTGCGCCTTGTGCATGGCGTCGTGGTGCTCCATCGCGGCTTCCATGTGCGCGTGCAGCGCGGCCAGGCCCTTCTTGGCTTTGGCGAGATCATCGGAGGGCACGAACTGCTTTTTGAAATCGTCCTCGCTGACGCCGAGAGCCGCTGCGCATTTCTTGATCTGTTCAGGATTCATGTTCGCTCCTGTTGCTGCGCACTGTTTTGCCATCAAACGTTCTACCAGCGCAGTGATTTTTTGCATCTCTGTGTCTAATTCAGAATCCCCGATATATTCGAGCTTCGCCATTTCATCGAGAATCGACTTCGAGGACGGTGGCTCCATGCCCTCTTGTCGATAGATTTCTTTCAGGTGGGCGATGGCCTGCTCTTTGCCGGGGCCTTCGTATTTGTTGCCGCGATAACCCCCATGAAGGGCGGCCCATGCAGCACCCATGTGGCTGTGGGACGGCTTGCCTGATTCGTCCGTGTAGGGTAGATGCCCAGCGCCAGCGAGATACTTGACGCCTTTTTCGAGAGACAGCGCGAGAGCTTTGGTGATTCGCTCGACATCCGCGTCGGTGAGCTTTTGCTCCGGCGTCTTGAACATCTCGGTCGTTCCGTCGGCTTTCGCATATTCGATGAATGCTCCTGGCAGGCACGGATTATCGACGAGAGAAACTTCGCCCGGCTGCGCGGTGTAATATTTCTTCGCGCCTTCGGTCCATCGCTTGACGTACTTTCCGCCCTGGCTAAATCCGAGAAGAACTTTTTCGGTGACCTTCTTCCATGTGGAATCGTCCACGACTTTGAAGGCCATGCGGATCTGCTTCTTGCTATCGTCGAAGTCAATCGTCTTTCCGGCGCCGACCGCGTTCAATTGGTGCATCTCACGCAGCGGCATGATGTTCTGCCCGTCAGAGGCTTTGCCTAGCTCATCGTTCACCGCCTTGTATTCTGGTTTCGTCGATTCGTAATGGCACGTCTCGCCGTCCTTGTCCTCTGCCTCTGCGGTAACGAGTCCGTAGACGAGGCGCTGCTCAATATCGACTTTGACGAGGGGGAAAAACTTTAGGAGCTTGTCCACGCGCGCAGCATACCAGATGCGGCTATCGCTTTCTGTTCGCTGTGCTCAATTAGGAAACGCCGCGCGCTTCACGGTCTCGCGCCAGTCGGAGGCATCTCAGGGAATGCTCCCAAAGAACAGGGCCCCGCTACTCGGATAGTTCGGAATCACGTTCGCGTTTCCGCCTGCCCAAGCACTCAATTCAGCATTAGCTATTGCTGCAGCAGGGTCCACCGATGCTCCGGCCGCGCCGCTGGTAATTGGAGTGGCATCCACGACCACGCTTACGAGATAGCCGTTTAGGTATACATCAATTACAGCGCCGACGACACATGCCGTTATGGCATCGCCTATTTGAAGAACTACAGATGGAGTTCTGTCCGTAAGGTCCGTATAAGTACCGCTTGCTAATCTCTGGTCAATTATCGAAGCCGATGTCGTTCCTGCCTTTCCTGTCCAATGAATCCGATAGGCCGTCAATACTCCAGAAGTATTCACGCGCAACAAAGGGAGCACTGTGTCTGTGGACGTACCAAGAGCCTTGATTGTGATTTGTGACCACTGGTCATTTGGCCAAGTCGCGGCGTTCCAAAAGGAATCGGGGTTACTGTTTACCGTTGATGAAGCGAAGGAATTGGATAAAAGTTGAGCCGCTACGAAACCCGCCGAAGAACTAAATCGAGTCCAGTTTCCCCCAATAGGATTAGCATCGGCTCTAGTGAAATTGTCGGAAGCAAGCAGGCCAAAGTTCAAACTCTTTGTTCCACCCGGAAACGGGATGGGAATGTTCTGCACGCCCTCGTACGTGTTGACAAGTGTTGCCAGCGGCGCACTTGCGGTCGCATGGTTGATATATCCCGTCGTGGCTTCCGCTGTGCCATCAGGAACAGCCGTGTAAAATAGGTGCGTGACTCCAGCAACTTCCAAAATCGTAGGGTCGGCCACTTGACCCTTTCCGGAGTTGACGCCTTCTGTGCTGGCGTTCCTGTAATAAGTAAGGGTTCCGGTGGGGGTCCAAGGACCGGCTGCGGACGGCGCCGACCAGCGCATGATGTCGGACGGCAATGAATACACGGGCAAGACCGCATTGGGATAGTTCTTCTGCGTCGTCTGCGACCAGCCGTAATATCTGCCGTTGACCTTGGCGAATGTAAAGTTTCCGCCTCCAGTCCACGGTGCGCCAGATAAGAACGTGCCTGTGGACATCGAATCTACCCTGCTAGGATTCGATGGCTTGGTCCAAGTTAGGCCGTCCGTTGAGGTCGCCATCCCCGTCCCATAGACCGGAGTTCCGTTGGACCCGCCGCTATAGTAGCCATACCACGTTCCTCCGACCACATCACAGACAGTGAGCTGATAAACTCCGCTTCCTTCCCAGGTCTGCGTCGGAGTCAGAGCAGTGGCGTTTTGAAGCGTCCAAGTAACTCCATCGGAAGACGTGTATGCGGAAATGGCCGTGCCGGAAAAATTTCCGGGACCGCAATAGAGATAGTACGTTGATCCATTCTTGAATACTTTCGTTCCTCCGCCGACCGCAGCGATGATCGGATTAAGCGGATCTTCAGTCCAAATCGTTCCGTCCAAAGATTCCGCATAGTAGATTCCGTATGGGGAAGCCACGTTGTCGTACCACATCTTAAAAACATTGCCCGCCCCGAGGCCTAGTTGAGAATTTCCTTCGTAGAGAACAGTGGGCTGTCCCGGCGAGAATCCAGCGGCCTTGTTAATTACGGTGCCAAGCGGCTGCCAGTAGTTAATCGCCGCATGGGAAATAGGCGAGAAAATCCCAATGAATAAAACCAACGCGCAGAATGCCCGTCTCAGGTTCACTGGCTCAGCTCACAATTCGCGTTCGTTCCATCGAGGTAGCAGGTAGCGAAAGCCCACACCCCCGCCGTCTCGGCCAGTGTCGGCGGAGTCGTGGTAAAGCCCGCGCCCGAGGACCAGTAACCTCCGCTCACCTGACCGGTCCCCGAAGCCGGTGAGATAATTTTCAGGACTACCGTGGCTGTGCCAGAACTTGGCTGCGTGAAAGTAATCGCGCAAGTGTCGCTGGCCGTGAGCGTGACACTTTGGTGGTTGCCGTTCGCGGGATTGAGTGTCAGAGCAGTAGTGCAAGTACCGTCCGAATGCTCGGCCGTCGTGTAAATAACGCATGGCCCTAAAGTGGGACTCGGATAATTTCCCGCAAGGCACCCGCCCGCTGGACCGGAGGGAGCGCCGCCGCCGGAACTGGCAGCCGTTGAGTAATTGATCGTGACCGTGGCCGTCCCGCTGGAATATGCCGAAGCTCGCACGCGGAAAGTCGTTGGTGCGCTGGATGATCCGCTGAATGTGTAGGTCGTCACGCCGGGAGAAGTGATTGCCGATCCTGATGACGTCCACGTGTTTCCGCCGTCGGACGATTGCTCTGGCGCGAGAGTGGCGCTGAATGTATTGCCCGTTGTCACCGCTACGCTGGATGCGTTCGCTGGGAGCTTCTGAATCACGCACGCGGTGCTCGAAACGGCCTGGCACGCGCCGGTCGCTGTGATGTTTCCAGTGATCGGGTTAACCTGAGCGCGAAGCGGCAGCGCACAGCAAAAGAAAAGCGCGAGAAACAAAATCAATCTTCTCATCGTCACTCCTTGAATCCCACAGCCTGCAAGATGCAGTAGCAGTCCGGATGCGCCGTCGGGTACTTGTCGCCGCTCGGGTATTCAGCGCCGAGCGCACGTTCCAAACCTGCATTGCTTTCGCACACTGGGCAGGGATCGGGACCGAGAGCGAGCCACTTCGTCTTTGTGACTAGGCCGCTTTGCTTCCACACTTCGAAGTTCGCGCCTACCTGAGCACGCGATATTTCACTCTTGGCGATCATGGCCGCACGCGACTCGCTGAAAATGTCCGCGTTGCGGATGTCGTCAATCACCTCAGAGAATGGCGTCTTTTCCGCGAAGGCGTTCTTCACGATCTCGCGCAGCCGGTCGCGCGTCGTGTCGCTGATGGCCCACTTCGCCGAGGGATTCTTGACCAGCTCGCCCGCGTCGTTGTATTTCATGCCCACGAGTTCCGCCGCGCGCTTGCTGGCATAGTCCTGAGCGATTGTATTCACCGATGAAAGCAGGCCCGCGTCCGACAGTTCGATCTGCAGGAAAGCATCCGATATACCCGATTGCCCCGCTTGCTCTAGAGATGCGCGCGTTTCCGCCGGCAACGTCAGCCATTCCGCCTCGACTGCGCGATAAATGGCATCCGCCGTCGTATCTGATTCATCTTCTTTGGCCTTGCGCATCTTCATCAATCGGCTGGCCTCGACCGCGGCCTTTTCCTTTTGCCGCATGAACACTCGCGACAGAGCCGATTCCAGGCGTGCTTGCGCTTGGCGCGTATCCGGCGTACGACGGTCAGGATCGATGCGCGGCGTCTTGCGCTTCTCTACGGGCGGTTTGCCGTTGCCGCCCATTGGCTCCGGAGGTGGCTTGGCCGCAAACATATCCTTCGCGTGCGCGACCTGATCACCCAAATCAACAGGGACCGTTCCAGTCGCCGTAGTAATCATCAGTTCCGCCGCGTCTCCGCCAACTTCATCGAGTCCGCGAGCCGTCCGCGCTTCGTCGCGAGTAATGATTCCAGAATCCACATCGCTCTTGTCCGCCGTTGACCGTTTGACGACATCGAGCTCTTTCTGCGCGTCGAAGGTCATCTCGTATTCGTTGAATCCAAATCCGAATATGCGCGCGATGATCCAGTTCACCATTCCAGCCGCAGACAGGGCGACTGGCATCGTGCCTTCTTCTTCGGACGATTGCTGGTTCGATTCCGCGCTGGCCCGGTTCATTTGCTTCAGGATTCTCTGCGCGGAGACGCCGACGCCATAGAAGATTTTGCGGATGTGCATCTCATCGAACGGATCGGCGAACAGCTTTTCCTTGGGATTGACAAACTGGTCGCCGCTCGAAGCGCCGGGCTGCGCACGATCGACGAATCCCTGAATCAGCCGAATGGTCCCTGATCTCTTGAACGCCTGGCCGCTCAGTTCCGCCTCGATTGTTTTCTGCGTGGCGCTGATCTGGTCTGGAGACACATTTGGCGGAACGACGTGGAGAAGATCAGGCATTTGCCCGGAGATGTACCACGCTAGAACGAAGTCAAGCCGCGCTTGGCCGAGTTGGATTTCTTCGGCATTCTGTTCGGTCATGCTCATGCCGTACAGAAAGCTAGAAACTGTGTTGCGCGGGACGATGTTGCGCGGCCGATAGACCAAATCATTCATGGTTAGATTGGTGAAAGGTATTCCGCCAACGGTTGAGGGCGTTCCGCTCCAGAGTTGCTGATAGGCCCATGGAGGATTATCGGTCGGCTGCGGCGTGTAGCCCCATTCGTCCACCAGCCGCGTAATGAACGCGCCGTCGATCACCCGCAACTGGCCGGGCTTACCGCCGCGCGAGCGCCGCACCAGCACCGAACCAGCATCAATGGTGTACACGTATTCCAGCCACTCGCGTATCCATGTGGCCCAGTCGTGCTCACCGTCGGGACAATCGAATAAATCGTTGAGCATCTTGAGCGTGGTGTCGCCCTTGCTGCGCTTGTCTACGTCCGAGTTTTTCTCTCCGGGTTTCTTCTTGGCGCGGATCTGCCGCGGCAGGTTGGCGATGATGTCCTTGGCGTTCTCGATGGCGATGCGATGCAGCGGATAAAGAGATAGGCTGCGCAGTGCTTGTGCCGTGAATTCCGCGTCGGGCCGCGGCGTGAACACCATGTTCTGATTGACCCAGTATTGCCAGCCGCGCGCTTCGGTTCCTGGCGGTGCGATGGGCGCAACCGAGATTCCCGGCCCGAAGTAATTGGACATATCGCCATTCGACATTGCGGTCTGCGGATTGCGGCGCGAGACGAGGCGCGAGAGGCCAGTCAGTTGGCGAACGATTGCGGTGGATGGTGCCACGACGAAAGTTGTACGTGATTATTTGTCTTTGAACAAGTCGGGAGCAACGGGCGGTTGCGTAACGATACAACCACACGTCTTGCAGCGGCGGTTAACTTTCTTCGTGTCGGCCTGATAGGCGAGTTCGCAGTCGCGGTGTCCGCACGCTGGGCAGGGAGAATCGAGCGGGATGATGGGACCTTTGCGTATCTTTAGAAACAAAGAACCCGCAAACCACCCCAGGGAAGCAATAGCAGTGCCTTCTAACATTGGCCAGTTCATTTCATCATCGCCCTTCCGCCGAGTCTGGCAGGGTGAAAGTTAGAAGTATCTCGCTTTTACCGAAGACTCGCTCCCTCCATGCAAGATACTCGGGAGTTTCGACGATCAGCAGATATTTGGAATCCGGAACCGAAATCGCCTGTGCGACCTGTCCCTTAGCGAGTACCTTTTCGTCTTTCATTTCACAAGGCTCCTTCCGCCCGTCGCCGCCGGAGCAGGAGCGTTGCCCCATTCTTGGCCGCAGCTATTGCAATGTTTCAGCGGGCCGCGCTGCACAACCGCCGTCGATCCGCAGATGCAGTGCTGCGCGTTGTCAGGCATGACCGGCTTCGCGAGCGTTGAGGCTTGGACCTTCTCAACCTTCTGCATTTCTTCTATGCGCGAGTCTACCAGAGTCAGCCGCACGCGCTCGGGGAATAGTTCGGTCAGCGCCCAGACCAGCCAATCCATGCGATTCGGCGACGTCTTGCTCAGAATGGGAACGTAGGAGCACTGCTCCTCTTCCAGTTTCTCGAATACGCCGACGTGGTGAATGACTTCTTTTTCGTAGAGCGCCGCGATCGGCTCGGCTCTAACGATCTTGCCGCGCGTGGCCGTGACGTCGTGATAGTTGACGTTTTCGTCGACGGTGTGAATGACTTCCTTTACCATGTCGCCGCCGTAGTTTCGCTCGCCTACCATGCGGTCAGCCTTCAGATGCCAATAGAGCCAGACTGCTTGCTGCGCCCAGGCTCGCGAGGTCGGCGCCAGCATCGACTCGTCGGCGAGAATGTATCCGTGGCCGTCGCTACCGAGAGCTGCGGCACCAATGCCCGCTTCGTTGGTTGAGCTTCCTGTCGGGTCCACGGCCACAACCACGCGAATGAACGGCAGAGCTGCAGGCGGAACAGATTTCACGCGGGTCTTTTCAATGAGGGCGAGAGTCCACAACGCGCCCGGAACTTCGTCAATGTCCTCGGCCATGATCTCTTGACGAATGGCGAGTTGCGTCATGTCGGCTGAGACTTCGGCGATGCCTTCTTCTGAGACGTGCGGGTTATCGTGCGAGGTCCAGTGAATGCAGAGCCATCGCGGATCGGCTTTGTGCTCTTTGAACATGCGCGCGGCGTGGCGCTTGTCCGTGGCCTTCGATGCCGAGCGCGTGTGGAGCGATGGCGGCGTATAGATCAGCACCGCATCTCCGTTATTGTCCATCAACATTGGCAGGCCGACGACACCCCAGGCATCCTCATTCATCAACTGGAATTCATCGAGGATCAGCAGATCGGCGTAATCGCCGCGCAGTGTGTCTGCGTTCCATGCTGTCTTGGCGCGGATGCGCTGCTCTGTTCCCGGGTATTCGATGATCTTGTCGGATTCGTATTTCTTGACCACGCCAAACTCGATTAGCTCGGCCATTGCCAGAACGACTTCGTGCCAGAACCGCGCGATCTGGTCTCCCGTGGGCACAGCGTAGAGCACGCGCCGCTTCTCTGCTACCAGCTTTTCGACTGCGAGGATCGAAACGCCAGTGGTTTTTCCGCTGCGGCGGCCGGCGCGCGCCATCTTGCGCTTGAGCGGCGAGTCTATGAATGCCCGTTGCTGCTTGAAGGGTTCGAGGAGGTGGACGGAATATTCAACGTGCTGGACGATAGCTCCTTCCTCCGGTCGTGCTTCACTAGGATCGTGATCTCTTTTCGTTCCGTGCCCGTTATCTCCAGCCGCATCGGAGCCTTGCCCTCGATCGCTTCCCTGATTTCCTTGGATGACTGATTGCCGTTCTTGCTCATCGCGTCCAAAAACCTCCGCAAAGCGTTCGCCTGCGAGAACGTCAACCCTTTCGGCAGTTTGAGAGCTTTTAGGATTTTGTCGGGAACTTCCACGTTTGCCAGGGCGAAGTACTCGTCCGTGATTGGCCTTTTCCTTGGCCGACCACCCGGATTTCCGCTTACGCCCTTCGGGAAGGGTTTTAGATTCGCGAGGCTTCGTTTTCTGACCATTTCTCACTGAAGAATATCACTGTTTTGAGAGACGCGGAGTTTGTCGATCAACTCCATTCGCCAAGGGTCCATCGCATCCTTTGCGTCCTGCTTGTTCGGCCGCCAGAGATAATAATAGAGCGCGCTGTTGACGTAGTGCTCTGTCTTCACTTTGCCGCGCATGGCCGCAGCCCAGCGGCAGTCTTCTCCGATTCCGCCGCTCATGGGAACCTGAAGTGCCAGTTCGCGCCGCATTGGGTTGATATGTGAGATGTCGCGGCAGTAGGCTCCTTCTAGGCCCATGCGCCCGTTGACTGGATTGATCCATTTGCCGTACTTGAGTGAATGATAGACGGGCGCTTGCAGTTCGTGACCGGAATACATTTTCACTTCGAAACCTACCTGGTCTACGCCGTCGAGCAGCGGCAGGATCGAGGAAATATAGTTCGGAGCGATGAGGTCGTCGTCATCGAGAAAGCAAATGTATTCGCCCTGAGATTTTTGGCGCATCGCCTCGCGTTTCTCTCCAACTTGAACGGGCGATGAACCATCCGACCAGCGCATCCACGAGCCGGGCTCATCTTCACAGATTAGAATATCGACTTGATCGAACTTATTGAGGCCCAGCGCGCTGATCTGCTGCTCAAGAATCGAGAGAAGCTGCAAGAGCATTTCTGCGCGAGCCCGCTGGGTCAGGATGAGGATTTGGAATTTCATTAGCAGTATTTCTTTCTGCGGATTGCCCGACAGGACTTCCTATGCCATCCGTATTCCGCCCCAAGGTGGTCACAATCGCACCAAGCCTCAAGCCACATTTGAGCTATCCATTTTTTCACGGCTGCATCACCGCGCGCAGTTTTTCCGCATCTCTTTGCCGCTCCGCAATCCGCGAAGCATACAACTGCGGAGTTTTATCCCTCGCCATGCGCTCGCGGTTCTCTTGATAGGTCTGATCGTCCGGCGCTTTGCCCCACATCACGTGGCAGTGCTCGGTGAGAATGGGTAGGAGTTTCTTGCGCCCGATCATTTCGGCTACGTCTTGCGGCCAGGTGTCGGAGAAATCAGCAGAGAATCCGGGTCCAGTAAAGTAGCCGATCGTATTGACCCACTGGCGCGAGACGAAGGGTAGTGTGGCGAATGTCTTGCCGTTCGGCCCACCGTCATCGCCGTAGCAGAGCAAGATTTTATCAGCGGATTCGGCGAACGCAGCCTCCACCGTTATGTCCCAGTTCTTCGTGCGGAACAGTACGTCGTCCGCGCAGAGCATAAAAATATTTCCTGCCGCGTGCGGAATAAGCGCGTTCCAAAGGTCGGACATGATCAGCCGCTCGCCGACCACGAAATGCACTTCCGGGAAAACTAGCGGATCATACGAGTCATCTTCGGGCGTGACGTAGCAGAGAATCTCTGGCCGCATGTAGGCAGTCGCGAGCACAGAATCAATCATGGCGCGAAGACGCTGCGGCCGCTTGCGTGTTGGCGTGAGTAGCGAGATCATTTTCCTGGCTTTGAATTAAATCCTGGCAAGTCCTGACCACCGGGGACATCTACAAATGATGGTTGGTCGGCCAGCGGCATTTCGCTGAGCGTTAGCAACCGCTTCGTGTCGAACCATCCGCCCTTGGTGAGTTCCTGCTTATCGTTCGGCATTGCAGCTATTACGTACGCTTGGATACATCCCGATATGTCAAAAGAGACGGATGAGACGACGCCTTCAAAATTTGTAATCAGATCACGAACACGATGGCCCAGCAAACTCAGATGCTCTTTCATTGTTTCCTCCGGTTGAAATTCTCATTCTCTAGCAAAATATTGAATCCAAAATCTTGGATCAGTTTCCATCCCGTCGGCTGAAGCATCGCGATCAGTTCCGGCTTCAGTGCTTGGCCGGCGTAGAGTTCAACTTCTTCCGCCTCCATGAAGCAGTAGCGCGTGCGCGCGAGAGCCTTCGATCCGCCCATAATCATTTCGCGCTCGGCACCCTGGATGTCTACCCATAGCAAATCTATCTTTGGCAAATTCTCGTGCTCGACGATTTCATCAAGCGTGAAGCATTCGACCATCTGCGATTGATCGAAAGTGATCGTCGGGAAGTGTTCTTTGTGGCCGGTCGGCTCGATGATGGAGCCCGAACCGCACGCGCCGTCTCGCGAATCATGGGAACGCTGAAATCGGCGCTGTCCGCCGCTGTCGGCGATGGCTCCGTGAATTAGCCGCCGATGCGGTCCGAATGGCCGATGCCGGTTTCCTTCGATGAAACGGCAGTTCTCCGTGTCAGGCTCGACCATGACGTGTACGAGATTAGGAGTTGAATCAACTATTTTCTCGAAATTGTAGGTGTCTTCGCCGCGATACGCGCCGAGTTCCACGATCACCGGGTTCTCGACGTGCTTCATCAATTCATGCACGGCGTCAAATTCTTGCGGGGTCATGTCGTCTTGCCCTTCCATCCGCTCATCTCGGCGTCGGTGATCCTGTGGCCGAAGAGTTCTTTGCGCCGTTCGCGGTTCGTGAGCATCGCGCGGCATTGTGCTACGCGGTCCTCAAAACTTCCAGTAGGTCGTTCGCGGCCTGGAGGACAATTCGGCCCCCACCAGCCTAAATGTGTCGCAAGAGGTATCGGAGGGAAGCGAGTTTTCCATCCGTGAAATTCTATGCATCTTAGAAGCATCCCGTCTTGCTCGAATCCCCCTTTTTTGTACTTGGAATTAGGGAACATCTGCTCATCGAGAACTTTGCCCATCTCCTCGCGCGACGGTGAGAAATATCTGGGCACGACATGCTCTAGGCAATGCCGCAGTTTTTCGGCGTTCCAACTCGCACAGGGAGACTCGTACCAGTGCGTAATGTGCGGCGATCCGATGCGCCCGCAGACGGCGGCGTATTCTCCTGATTTCAATTGCTCGCGAGCCCAGGCCAGATAGCCTTTGTGGATGATCGTGTCATCTTCGATGAGGTGGATGATTTCGGCGCTAGGACACAGTTCGAGAATGTATTTGCAGGCTTTCAGCAGATTCCAACTGTTGCCATAGAACGAATGCCTCCAGCGGCACACTGCAAGGGCAGCGAATTTCACGCACATCTCTTGCGCATCGTCAGACCAGCAATCACGGTCACTGAATACCTGGGTTGGAATAGTTTCATCGTCTCTCCGGATCGCTTCGAGGCAGAGATAGAGCAGTTCGTCTCTGTCCATCGTGGTCACGATTACGACATCGTTCCTCACGGCTCCTTGACCTCTCGGATGGCCCGCCACTTCGCTTCAATTTCAGTACTCAACGACTCAGACTGCTCAATCGGCATGTCTTCTGCCCAAGTGATCGAAACTCCAACTGTGTGCGGCCAGCAGTACGGAGAATCTAAGCGCTTACAGCACTTATTCGGACAATCGGGGACAGCGCACCCAGGCCAGCCTTTTAACATTTGCTCCAAGTTACTCATCGCCCCTACTCCTTCCTCGCGTCTGGCTCTGCGCATAGCTCAGTCCTCATCAAATATCCCGGAGAATCCGCTGGACATTGAGTCATCGCCTTTTACGGTAAATGGGTTTTCACCGGCCAATAAATAAATTAGCTCTACAAGCCCGAATCCGCCGCGATCAGCTAGCCTTTCAGCGGATTGGCCGCTGTAATGTTTGGCGTATTCTTCCCACGCCTTCTGATGAATTCGCCACGGAACTCGAAACTGTATTCCGTGCGGAACATACCCGTGGTGCGGCATTTGTATCGGAGCATTGCGCCGTTCGTTCACTGGTCCTCCTTGGCTGGCTCGGCGGGGGCGGAGAGGGCGGCAAGCAACTGTCGCGCGGTTTCTAGCTTGTGGTATGGCTCCGTACCCTCAAGGACTTCATTGGCTAGCAAGTTGGCAAGTTCACGTATTTTCGCGCTTGGCACCCGCTCTCTTTGGTCCCGCGCATAGTTGGCGCATGCTTCTTCTATTCGATGATCCTCAAGATCGCCGTCGTACTCGACGCCGCAGCTACAGCGGAACCCGTGGAATAGGTAAGTGATATTCTCATGACGCGAGCACTCTAATTTCCACGCTTCCAGCAGCTTATTGTTGGGCCATCTCAGCGCGGGTGCATCCGGTCTAGCTGCGGGGTTCACGTGGCCCTACCTTGTTGTACGATGTGGCGATGCAGGCTACGAATTGTATTCCGCATCTTGCCGCAGTAACACTGGAATCCGCCATCTTTTCGGCCCAACAAATCATGATAGACGCGGTCCTTTCGTCTCGGACCGTGGGACGTAATCTTGTGACTCATCGCCCGCCTCCTGGTCTAGCTGTGTCCATTGTTCAGCCTCCGAGTTCAAAAGATTTTGCGCTTAGATCAAGGTTAAGTGCGCGCAAGGGCAACTTCTTATGGCCAGTCGAGCACTACATCTGTCGGCCGCAATGGCTGCGTCCATTTCCACGAGTTTGCGTTTGTGATAATTCGCTGATAGTGATTGCACTCCATATTGGAAATCAGGATTTTGTCTTTGGATGTGGCGCGAGCTTTGACTTCTTCGAGCGTTTCAACTTTACCGCCTAGATAATAGAGCGGGCTTTGCGCGATCTCGTGTGAGTCCAGGTCATCATCGTCTCGGCCTCGCGTGCTGAATCTGAAGCCGTAGGGAACCGCTCCGTAGCGTTCCTTGATTTCGCGAGCCATCTTCTTCGCCTGCTCAACATCCCAAGAGTCGATGGGCTTCTCTGTGGTCTCAGCAACAAATGTGCCGGGACTGTAGAACGTTACGAAATGCTTCTCAACTTTGCTCACAGATTTTCTCCTTTCACTTTGCCTGCCCGCGAACTGGACCCTGAAATTACGCGGGCCAAATCTTTACTTACTCGCCTCTCGCACTTTGAAGAATAGATAGCCTTGCTCGATAGCGTCATCGCAGCCGTCGTGAGTGTGCGGAGGTAAGCCTACGAACCACTCCTTCGGCATATTGCGTTTGGTTGCATCACGGTACGGGAGTTTGAGTACAGCGGCGGCGAAAGACTTGATGTCGATAGCCTGGAAGCCAAACGGGAAGCGATGCGCGAAGCGGTGACAGTACCAGTAGACCCAAGTGAAGTCGAAGCCAGACGGGT